GGAGCAGATGGCCGACATCATCCGGGCCTTCCGCGATCTGCCTGGCCGGCACGTCTACATGTCGGCGAAGTTGGAGAAAACCCAGGACGAGATGGGCCGGGTGCTGTACAGCCCGTCCATGCCTGGCAACAAGACAGGCCAGAGCCTGCCTTACTTTTTCGACGAGGTGCTGGCTCTGCGCGTGGAAAAGGATGGCGACGGCAACACGCAACGCGCTCTCATGTGCGACAGCGACGGCCTGTGGTTGGCCAAGGATCGCAGCGGCAAGCTATCCGCTTGGGAAGCGCCTGATCTTGGTGCCATCATTTCCAAGATTGGGGGTCAGGCATGAACAAGCACGAATCGGTCAAAGAATTTCTTGCCAAGCGTGACTTTTCATCTGGCATTGCAAACGACTTGACTAACCTGCGCGATTTTTTCGCGGCAGCAGCGCTCAACGGATTTCTAGCGCACGGTGCTGGACCCAACGACAGATCCTATGTCATTGCTGCATACGACTATGCAGAAATGATGCTGCAAGAACGAAAGGGTAGAGCATGACAACCGAAATCATGGAGACCCTGGCCGCCGAGTGGCTGCTGGCCAAGGACGCCGAGCGTGCAGCGATGGAACGCCGACGCGAGCTTGAGGACAAGATGCGCGCGGCAGCCAAGCACGACGACACCAAGGAAGGCACCTCCACGCTTCCCTGCGGCACCTACAGGGTCAAGATCGTCACCACGATTGATCGGAAGGTCGATCCTGAGATGGTGCAGGAACTGGCCGCCGAGCATGGCTTGAGTGACCACCTTGCCAGCCTTTTCCGCTGGAAGCCATTTGTCAACGCAGCCCTTTGGAAAGCCGCTGACCACAGCATCACCAACGCACTCGCACCTGCCATCACGGCCAAGCCTGGCCGCCCATCGTTCGCTATCGAACTGACCCAGTAAGGAGCAATCAACATGGCACAACTCGGACAAACCTTTGACATCAACGAACTGCCGCAAAGCACTGTCGGCAACTACGACCCGCTGCCGGAAGGCAACTACGAGGCCACCATTACCTCGGCCGAACTGATGCCGACGAAGGACGGTACGGGCCAGTACATCAAGCTGCGCCTGGACATCACCGGGCCTAGCCATCAGGGGCGGGTGGTTTTCTCGAACATCAACATCCGCAATGCCTCGGCCAAAGCGGAAGAGATCGGTCGCCAGCAGCTTGGCGAGCTGATGCGCGCCATCGGGCTGGCACGGGTGCAGGACACCGACCAACTGATTGGCGCCAACATCAACGTCAAGCTGACCGTGCGCGAGGCACGTACCGATCCGGCCTCTGGAAAGACCTACGGCGCATCCAACGAGGTGCGGGCATACAAAGCTATCAACGGTGCCGCAGCGATGCCCCAGGCGGCCCCCAAGCCCTTTGGCGCGCCATCTGCTGCGCCGTCTGCTGCGCCTGCTCAGTCTGCCAAGGCCGCGCCGCCTTGGATGGCTGGAAAGAAGTAAGGAGAAAAAAATCCCCGGGGAGCCGCGAGGCTCAACCCGGGGGTGCAACGTCAGGAGGAGTGACGGCGTAGTCGTTCAAGCTACGCCGATCGGAGTCTACACCATGAGCAAGATCCCCGACCCCATGAACACCATCCAGGCGCAGATCGACGCCTGGCACGAGACGCAAGCCGAGCCACCTCGGACGCACATGGGTGCCAGCACGCTGGGCCATCCGTGTGACCGCTGGCTGTGGCTGTCCTTCCGCTGGGCCGTGCAGGCCCAGCATCCGGGTCGCATCCTGCGCCTGTTTCGCAGGGGTCAGAACGAGGAACCAACCATCGTGTCGGACCTGCGCGCCATCGGGCTGGACGTGCGAGGTGCGCAGAAGCGCGTGGACTTCGGTGCACATGTGTCCGGCAGCCTGGATGCCATCATCGAGTCCGGCGTGCCCGAGGCGCCGAAGAAGCGGCACATTGCCGAGTTCAAGACGCACTCGAAAAAGAGCTTTGACGACCTGGAAAAGAACGGCGTTGAGAAGTCCAAGCCGCAGCATTACATCCAGATGCAGGTCTACATGCACGGCACGGGCATTGACCGCGGGCTATATATCGCCGTCTGCAAGGATGACGACCGCATCTATACCGAGCGCGTGCGGTACGACGAGGAGGCGGCTAAGAAGGCCATTGACAGGGGCCAGCGCATCGCACTGTCCGACCGCATGCCTGAGCCGCTGCGAGGCGGTGGGCCAAGCTGGCACGAATGCAAGTGGTGCCCTGCGTACGAATTTTGCTGGCAGATTAAAAAAACCCAAAACGTCAATTGCCGCACCTGCGCGCACAGCACCGCCAAGCCCGACAGCACCTGGCGCTGCGAGCGTCACGACGCTGACGGCATCCCGGTTGAGTTCCAGCGCCAAGCCTGCGACAGCCATGTCCTGCACCCCGATCTGGTGCCGTGGCAGATGCTGGACGGACTGGACGAGTGGACAGCACGCTGGGAAATCGAAGGCCAGCCGGTGGCCAACGGAGAGCCCTGCGCCCATGTCTACAGCAGCCGCGAGATCCTGGCCAACCCGAAGGCCTGCGCGCTGAATGATGAATTGCCGACGTGGCGGGCTGAGTTCAAGGATGCGAGGGTGGTGGGATGATCTGCGAAGACATTGCAAATAAAAATCGACCGCAAGAAATCGCATTGCGTTCTGCGTTGGTTGACATCATCAATGACATAGAAGCTCAGGCCCCAGTCATTACGGACACCGGGATGATCCAAATTTGGATTGATGTCAATAGATTGCGTGCGGCACGTTCGGCAATTCAAGGATCTTCGCAATGATCGAAATCGGAGACTGCCGCGACATCATGCGGCGCTGGGCAAGCGAAGGCGTGAGGGCGCAGACCTGCGTGACCAGCCCGCCGTACTTCGGGCTGCGCGACTACGGCCACGAAGGACAGATCGGGCTGGAGCAGACACCAGAGGAATACATCAAGGCAATGGTCGAGGTGTTTCGGTGCGTGCGTGATGTGCTGGCCGACGATGGGACGCTGTGGCTGAATATTGGGGATAGCTACGCCCGTCCACTGGCTAAGGGTGGCAGCGGTCCAGGCGGAAAGAACCGCGAATGGTACGGCGAGAACTACGGAGATGCGGGTGGCGCTGGGGTTCCGGGCGGCTGCAAGCCCAAAGACCTGTTCGGCATCCCTTGGATGCTGGCCTTCGCCCTGCGCGCAGACGGCTGGTATCTGCGCCAAGACATCATCTGGCACAAGCCAAACCCGATGCCTGAGTCGGTGCGCGACCGTTGCACGAAGGCGCACGAGTACCTGTTCCTGCTGTCGAAGTCGGAGCGGTACTACTTTGACAGCGAGGCCATCGCGCAACCTTTGGCCGAAACCAGCAAGGCGCGACTGGCGCAGCCCAACCTTGCGAACCAGCGCGGCAGCGACCGCGTGCCAGGAAAGACGAACGGCAACATGAAGGCTGTGGGGCCGCGCTTTGGCGGCAACAAATACGGCGACGACGACCGCGAGGAAAGTCGCACCAAGTCAGGCAACGAGTGGAGGGGCGGCAGTGGCAAGGCGAACCGCCGCAGTGTCTGGACCGTTGCCACGCAACCCTACAGCGGCGCACACTTTGCCACCTATCCGCCTGCACTGATCGAGCCTTGCATCCTTGCTGGAAGCAGGCCTGGAGACACTGTGCTGGACCCGTTCATGGGCAGCGGCACTACGGCGCAGGTTGCTCAAGACCTGGGGCGCAATGCCATCGGGTGCGAACTCAATCCTCAGTACCTTTCGCTTCAACGAGAGCGCACGGCGCAAATGGGGTTGATGCTGTGATCCTGCGCGACTACCAACAACGCACCATTGACCAGCTCTATGCGTGGTTTGATGTTATGATGAACTGCAATTTAATGTGAGTGCATCATGGCAAAAAAACACGAATTTCACCCAAAGTTTTCAAAGTTGCCAGCTACTGGTCAAAGAGCGAGAGAGCTTGGAGAAACGCTGTATTTCACCGGAAAAAGATGCACAAAAGGCCACCTAGCTCCACGATACGCATCGTCTGGAAATTGCTCTGAGTGCATTGCCAAAGCACGAGGAAAGTCTGCGATCAATTTAAGAGGAAGATCAAGCAAGCGGTCTGCAGCAAACCATATTGCCGCTTTGACTGCTTTGTCGAATGGATCGCTTGAATACATGGCAGACACAGCATGCCCACATGGGCACTATCGTCGATATGTGACAACAAACAATTGCATTGATTGCGATGTTGAAGCACGAGCAAAAAGATCAGAAAAAGCAAGATGGGCGCGAATCAAAAAAGAATACGGCCTAACAGAGTGTGACGTTATTCAAATGCTCGAAAAACAAGGATGCCAGTGTCTGATCTGCAACACAAACATTCAGTCTGGCTATCACGTAGACCACTGTCACGCGACGAACAAAGTTCGAGGTCTTTTGTGCCAAAAGTGCAATCAAGCTATTGGATTGCTAAAGGAAAACGAAACCTTGTTTTTTAGGGCTGCTGAATACATCAAGGAACACAATGCAACTGCGTGAATATCAAAGTCGCGCACTTGACATGCTTTACGCATGGTTTGAGAAGAATCACTCAGGCCATCCTGTGCTGAATATGCCTGGCGGGTCTGGCAAGTCGGTGGTGATTGCATCGCTGGCAAAGGATGCGCTGCAAAACTGGCCGGACACGCGCATTTTGATGCTGGTCCACTCCAAGGAACTGATCCTGCAAAACGCTGACAAACTGCGCAAGCTGTGGCCTGGTGCACCACTTGGCATTTACAGCGCCAGCGTGGGCAAGCGCCAGCTGGATGAGCCCATCACATACGCTGGCATTGGCTCTGTCGCTAAACGCGCCAAGGAAATCGGTCACATCGACCTGTGCATCATCGACGAAGTGCATGCCGTGTCCACCGCTGAGAGTGGCATTTACCGCAAGCTGATTGCCGACCTGCTGGAGATCAACCCGGCCATGCGGCTCGTGGGCTTGAGCGCCAGCCCGTACAGGCTTGGGCAAGGCCTGATAACTGAAGGGCCGACCGCGATCTTTTCCGAGATCTTGGAGCCTGTCAGCATCGAGGAACTGGTTTTCAAAACGCACCTTGTTCCGCTGCGATCAAAAGTCACCAAGCACAAGCTGGACACGGACGGGCTGCATAAGCGCCAGGGTGAATACATCGCATCCGAGATGGAAGCGAAATTCAACACCGACGACCACAACAGTGCCGTGGTGCAGGAAATCATCGAGAAGGCAAGCAATCGGGCGCACTGGTTGATCTTTTGCTCTGGTGTTGCTCACTCCGAGGCCGTGGCCGAATGCCTGCGTCTGGCTGGCATTCCTGCTGAGGCTTTGGATGCAACGCACAGCAAGTCTGAACGAGAGCGCAAGCTGGCCGACTTTGAATCTGGCAAGTTGCGTGCGCTATGTAACGTGGGGATTTTGACCACTGGTTATGACTTCAGCGCGTTGGATTGCATTGCGTTTTTGCGGTCCACGATGTCGCCAGGGCTTTACCTGCAAATGGCCGTGAGAGGGATGAGGCCGCATCCTGGCAAAACTGACTGCCTCGTGCTGGACTTCGCCGGGGTGGTGGCCACGCACGGTCCCATCACCGCCGTGCAGCCGCCCAAGCGAGGCGGTGACGGCAACGGCGAGGCGCCCGTGAAGGTCTGCGACAACTGCGGCGAGCTTTGCCACCTAAGCCTGCGTGAGTGCCCTGCCTGCGGTGCGCAGTTTCCCGAGCCTGAGCGCAAGAAGCTGACATTGCACGACGATGACATCATGGGCCTGGAAGGCCAGGAGCTTGAGGTGGCAAGCTGGATGTGGCGCAAACACATTAGCAAGGCATCGGGCAAACAGATGCTCGCCTGCACCTACTACGGTCCAGGGCTGGCCGGTGCAGCCGTCACTGAGTACCTGCCGATCTTGCATGACGGCTACGCTGGCGACAAGGCCATGCGGCAGCTGTCCACGATGGCCGATGCAGCCGGTGCGTATCTGGGTGGAGCATCCGGCCTGGACACTGATCAAGGGCTTGAGTACATGGCCGCGCAGATGCGATCATCCAAGCCGCCGCAGCGCATTGAGTACCGCATGGATGGCAAGTTCCATCGGGTTCTTAGGAGGGTTTGGGCATGAGAGATCCATTCAAGATTGACAGTCCGACCTGCATCAGCTTCAGCGGTGGCCGCACCTCGGCCTACATGCTGTGGCGGGTGATTGAGAGCAACGGCGGGCTGCCAACAGAAGCAGTGGTCTGCTTTGCCAACACCGGCAAGGAAGACGAGTCCACCCTGCGGTTTGTGCGCGATTGCGGGCAGCAATGGGGCGTGCCGATCACTTGGGTGGAGTACCAGAACGCAGAAGAGACTAAGGACAGATTCAAGGTAGTCACTTTTGAGACTGCAAGCCGCAATGGTGAGCCGTTTGAGGCAATCATCCGCAAGCGTAACTACTTGCCGAACCCGGTCAGCAGGTTCTGCACGGTAGAGATGAAGGTCAGAGCAATTCATCGCTACCTCAAAAGCATAGGCTGGACAGAGTGGGATTCAATGCTTGGCATCCGTGCCGATGAGCCACGTCGCCTGGCAAAGATCGGCAATCAAGACTACGGCAAGCACGAAGAAAAGATTGCCCCCTTGGGTCAGGTTGGCGTGACCAAGGAGATGGTTGGAGAGTTCTGGCGAAATCAGAGGTTCGACCTGGAACTTTCAAATATCAACGGCGTGACCATGCACGGCAATTGCGACCTTTGCTATCTGAAGGGAGGATCACAAATCCTAAGCCTCATCGCCGAGAAGCCAGAGCGTGCCATCTGGTGGGTAAAGATGGAGGCGTTGGCGTTGGCGTCAGCGCCAAGCGGAGCAAAGTTCCGCACCGACAGGCCCAGCTACGCAGCCATGCTGAAGTTTGCGCAAGACCAGCGCGATATGTTTGACCCCAACGAAGAAGCCATTGCGTGCTTCTGCGGGGATTGAGTTTTGCTGATCCTGTGGTTCTTTCATTTAGTCGTGGTAGGCGTCGCAGGATCAGCATCGGACGGCCGGAAGCCCGGTGCGGGGTGTCTACCCCCAATAGCTCAGGGTTGCGCCTGGGCCGTCCACCTATAACCTGAAGGAGTGAGCATGCAGAAA